CCACCAGAAATTTGAACATTACTTGCAAAAACTCTACCAGTTCTATCAACTGCAAACTGTGTAGTATCTCCACCAGCAGTGGTGCTGCCAGACCAGAACTTATATAATCCTGTTGATGACATACCAGCATATTTACCAGATGTTGGATCTAATTTTTCTATTTTTGATGTATGAATAATCCAGTCAGCAATATTACCAGCATTTGCAGTTATAGCTCCATTAGTGGTATCAAGAGATACCTGATTTGTACCTTTACGAATTAACAATCCATCTTTATTAAATATAAAACCATCACCAGTTAGATTGCCTGGGCTAGTAGTAACATCTCCATTATAAATAGATGCACCAAGAGTTGAAAGCTCAATATTGCCAGAAAATGATCCGCCTCTTGCAGTTATATTACCATCAATTGTAAAGTCTGCGCCATCCCAAAGTAAATAGTTACTTGTAGATCCACCAACCTTAAGTCTCGCACTATCTGATGCATTTAAAAACCAATAGTTGCTATCATCAAAAAATAATCCTCGCTTAGTTCCAGTAATACCAGTTATATCACTTGGATCTACACCAACACCAAACTGAAAATTACCAGCAGTTATATAGTCTGTAATTGCTGGAGTTCCAGTAATTGTTGTATCGGCAAATGAAATATAATCTGTAGATGTATTATTATATTGATCATATGTAGCAATTGATACTTTATATGTTGCTCCTACTGCTAAACCTTGAAGTCTATATGTTAATGATCCAGTTGGAATATTTGTTTGATCTATTGGATAGTCTACATAAGAATACACGTCGTTTGACTCTGTAGTTGTAAACCTTATTTTATATCCACGCAAACTAGATTCTGTAACTGCGTCCCAAGAAAGATTTATATATCCATTAAATCCTAAAGTTCCACTACTATCAATTCCTGCAGATGTTGACATTCCTACTGGAGATACGTTACCTGGACCAGTAACGTCTACTGATGTTGGAGATAAAGGAACAACTGCCTGTTCTGCAGAGTAATTTGATGCATTTCCAAAATCATCATAATATCTTATAATTATGTATGTATCTTCATATATTGTAGAGGATATATTAGCAGGGCTAGATCCAGAATATACTAAGGCATATCCTGTAATAGTGCCAGATACCTGTGATGTAAAGTTATTATTAACAGTTATTTGATTTCCAGATACTGATGTTATATATGTATTGTTTGGTATACCGTTCCCAATAACACGGTATCCAGAAATTGGTGATACTGTAGCTCCAGTATTAGATGTAATACCAGATAAAGTCACAGTATTAGTTCCAGAAGCACCTCCAGAAAGATATGTTCCAGTAAATGAATCTATTGGTGTTATTGAATCCCAGCTACTATACTTTTGATATATTTCAGCATAGGATGCGCCAGATGGCTTATCAAATGATATTGAATATCCATTAACCAGTGCAACCGATGTGAATGTCGGTGTTATTCCAGCAAGTGGATTTGGCCTAGCTCCTACTGAAAATGATACTCCAGAAGATTTATTATCAGCTGCGTCAATGCTTTTTATGACTCCAGAAAATGAAGAATAATATGCACCAAACTGTGCAAACAAGTCAGCTTTTGTTATTGTAGCAGTTTGATTTAAAGATACGCCAGATGGGAATACATAAAAATATCCAACTGAGGAATTAGGCGCAGTCAATGCTATTTGAAATCTAGCTCCTGGATCTGTTGCTGGAAGTGTATAACTTACAACAATATTGTCTCCAGACCAAGCTGCTGATACTGCAGTAACTTCATTTGGTGGAACTATATCTGCTGAAATGGGATTTGTTGGTGTAACTTTTACAGCAGTTGAATATGGCCCATATGTTCCAGCATTATCTGTAAACCTAGCCTTAACCCATCTAGGATCTGTTGTTGGTGTAAGAACTGTTGCTGGCTTTATATTACTTAAATAAACTTGTTGATATCCAGTACTAGGAGCAGTACCTGCATCAGATACTACCTCTTCTATAGATATATATTGATATACTTGTGAAATTGTATTCCAATCAACAGCATATCCCATTGGAATACTTGTTACTGTAATTACTGGAGCTGGTAAATCATTATTATAAACTGGTATATCTGTTAATACTGCTTCTTCTCCAACAATACCAGTTTTATCATGGGCAGCTACTCTAAATTCTGTAAAGGTACCTTGAAACTCTCCAAAATACTTTGTATTATCTGAATAATAAAATATAATTTCTTGTGATGGAGAAGCCTTATTTAATTTTTTATACAATAACCCTGGAGTAATGGCAACGCCATCTGAAAGAGTATATTCAAAACTATCAACTGTATCGTTGTCTGGAAGCGTTAGATCTATATCAAAAGTAAAGATTAGTGCTGGATACCCTTCAATATTTTGCCAATATGCAGCCAAGTTTGTTATAGTTCCTGGAACTTTTCCAGTAAAGCCTTTTGGAGCCTGTGTTTTAAGAACCCTTGGTGTTGCTACAAAAGATGATCCTAGTAAAGCACCACCTTCTGAATTAACTACAACAATTTCAGATCCCGCTCTAGCTGCAGAAATTCCAGCCTTGTATCCACGAATGCGTGGATCATTAACATCTAAAAATAATGTCTGCCTTTTTCCTATAGAAAATGGTGAATTATACTTAGATGTCATTTTATATTATTACCTTGGACCTATTGCTAACCAGTTTACTAAAATATCTGTATTTAGCTCCTGTGTACCCTGAGCCCCAGCTCTCATTAGCCTGATTGTAAATCCAGTAGTAGTAACACCATGCACAGAAGCAATAAAGTCCAGCTGAGTATTATAGCTACGTTCAGAGTTATCTACAGTTAGTATTACTCTCGGTGGCTGAGAAAAAGAAACACCAGAGCCAAATGTTACATCTCTGGCATAAAACTTTTTATTACCTGCAGTTTCATCCTCATCATTATCTCTTATTTTTCTTTTACCATATGCAATAGTTGTTGTAGCTAAATCATTAATAGCGTCAAAGTCATCGGCAGTCCAATTTGGAATATTATTTATACCAAGTTTATTAATTAAAACATTTAAATAATCACTATGCTGATTAACAACATTAATAATCTGCTGTATACCAGAAAGATCCATAATTGCTGGATCTGAGATTTTTACGTAAGCCATTTATTCTCCTTTTGTATATAATTATATCATTCTGGCTAGCCTAAAAAGCTACACCTTTATCAATGATATTCAAAGTAATACGGGTTGATAGCCCATTATCAAAACTTTGGGATACTGAGTGGACCATATATTTTTGTTCATTTAAACCACCCAAATTATAGCTTAGCTCTACAATATCACCTACCTGAATCAGTGGGTTACCAAAAATTTCAATAGAGACGTCTTTAGAGAATATGTCTATTCCTCTTGCCATTGTGTTTATGAGCTTATTAGCTGCATCTTTAGACTGTATCCAATTAGAGTCTAGCTGGACAACCTCAGACATGTTTGCTGGATCTATGACCTTTTCCAAAATTTCTGGGTCAGATGGGGCTATGATTTCTTGTGTCCATAGGTTTAAAACTGATACACCTTGTAGTAACTCTGTAGGGTCTTTTTTAAGAAATACCATATGTGATGAGTTATTGGCAATAGCAAACTTTGCTCTAAAGCCTGTATTAAGAACAGTTGAATATGATAAAGAATAATCATCTACTAACTTTTTTTGTGCATATTGTTGATCAACAACATCAGTCCCAGGTATATATTTAAGTAGGTACTCTATTGGCCATACATCAACAGATACAGCTGCTGGAGTTGTATACTGAACGTCATATGTATTAATTCCAATAACTTCTGGCTTAGTTTGCATCATATATGATTTAGATCGGCTAAATACATTTTGGTTTTGTATCATACCATTTAAAAATTCTCTATCTTGGAAATAGTAGCTAACACTTCTTTCTACTAATGGTTTTTGTGTAGCATATATTTCTCTTATTCCTCCAACAGTAGATGTAACTTGTGTTGGATACTCAACTCCAACTAACTCTATTGGATCTCTAGAGATAAAAGTACCAAATATAGATCCAGCAACTATATTATGTGTTAAATGTACTTTTTTTGGTAATCCAGTTACTGTATTAAGATCAATTGGAACCCAAGACCCCGATTCTATAACGCTCCACCCAGTTACTTCTTGGTTGTTTAAAAATACACATAAAGCATTTACTACTGACTGGCTTTCTCCATCATCTCCAGTTGTCTTATATGTGGCTGCACGAAGATTAAATGAGGCATATCTATAGTCGTTAGCTACAGTATATGTTGTATCATTTCCACTTCCAGACTTAACTAATACTTTTTCAAAATTATCAATAATAGAATTTGCTATTGTTGTTACATCTGAATATGCTAATATTTCTGGATTATTCCCTCCAACACGATATACTGCTAGTGCATATTTATATATTGGTGGTGAGTTCCAGTTATCACTTTTATCTTTTGTATTATAGCGAATAAGTTCAATAAAAAATGCACCATTTGCATCTAACTCATCATTATCCATATTAAAGAATATTCCCCCAGAACAGGTTTCTATACCGTCTTCAAAATTAAATTTTCCAGAGTATGTTTGATAAGGCTTATCTCCATCTTCTGTCGTAGCGATACTTCTTTCATTTGTTGGATAAAATACTACTTTTCCAGTAGTTGTTGCAGTTGGAGTAAACTGATTAAATGATGCAGCTGAAAACGTACCATCTCCAGTGATATTATAGTTTGATGATAAGTTCTTACATGTAATATTTTTAGTAGACTGGTTTGATGTTGTTAAAACTGTATGAGCAGAAACTTTGGTTCCAAACATTCCCCTCTGTATATTTGCAATTTTTCCTGTTGGAGTAATTGTAGTATTAAACTCTATTGGTGTTTCTCCACTACTAACTGGCAGTCCAACAGTATACTTCCTATTAAATCTGTCTATTTCTCCAGATAGTTCTATATCATTTTTGACATATACCGTTGCAGAGTTACTGCTCTGATCTGTAAGGGTATACTCTTTATACAAAAATGAAACTATTTCATTTTCAATAAAAGCATAGCCACTATTATTAAGATTATATGTATGAAAAATATCAAGTGCATCATTCTTATCTAGCATAAAATAATTTTGTGTTTCATCCATGTCGGCATTAAGATAATTCATGCCAACTGAGTCTGATGTCTGCTGAGACCAAACAATATCATTAGATGTTGTATAAATAAATGATGGAGAGTTTGCATCTAAAGAAAGATTTTGCATTGATAAAGACTGTTTAATCTTTGGTGACTGATATCTTAGAGAAATTTTTCCAGGCTTAGCTTTATTACTAACTGAATATCCATTGTCTAATATATTAGATTCATCAATTAATAATTCACCATCAACCGCACCAACAATTTCAGCCAGACTTAAAAACTTCATAACGCCATATTCATCAATATATGCACCTATTTGATATGGTAAAAATATTTGATTTAAAGCTTCTATGATTGTAGTATCTTTTGAGTTAACATAGAAAAATGCCAAATCTAAAGGAACACTTTTATTATTACAAACCTCATACAGGGAATTATAGTCATAGTCTGTATAGCCAGAAAGATCTAACATGTTTGATATAACATCTATAACTGTACGTAGATTTGATACATAGTCAGATACCTGTGTAGATTGTAAATATCTTCCTGTATCATAAAGCTGAATCTTTACTTCATTTACATCTGATTCATCCCATGTATCTGAATAAAATATACCGCCTGGGATTAAAGTATTTGGCGATATTAATGTTTTAGTGGCATCATCAAAATAGTTATCAAGATTATAATTCAGATAAAACTTAATATTTTTTGTATACATATTTTTTAACATCAAACTTGATTTATTGCTTTGACTAGAAAATAGGGCAACTGGAGAACTTATTGTTCCTAGCGGTATGCCAGATAATATGAGAGATGCATCATCTGAATTTATTGAAGAAATAGGAAGGTATGTATCCTTACTATCTAAAGACTTGTTTATAGAAAAATTTATAACATAGGATGATAGATCTACCTCAACTCTTGGAGATATTTCTATAATCTGCATTCTGTCAATATCAGAGTCTAAAGATGGAGAATCATATGATGAAAACTCAGTGCGAACAGAATTTGAAACCTGATCAACACGTATTTTATTTAGACTAACTATTTTATCAACTGTTCCATCAGAATTAAATTTAGGCATAGCAGACCATTTAGATCTAGTCCATGCTGATCCAGTCCAATATAAAACCAAAACTCCAGCATCTTCTCTGACTCCGCCGTTTTCTTTAGAAATGTTTTTTGACAGATCAATAGAAGTAGACCCATCTACTGAAATAATATTTCCATCTATATATATATTTATGGTTGGCACTGCCATTAATGTATTAAATTTTAATACAAGTTTATTTGTATATATACCAGACTTATCGTATAATCCTGTTATAGATCTATTATTTATATCTGAAACAAAATATTTATACTGGTTCATGTCACTTAATAATCCATTTTTATAAAATGGTACTGGTGGAGCAATATTAATTAATTTAGGATTTTGAATAATTGGGCTAACTGGCATATAAATGTCAGAGGTGTAGCCATTGATTATTTCTTTGGTTAGCTTTCTAAATTCAGATGGGAATGAAAATTTAGAGCTACCAGTATTTACGTATGATTCACCAGGTCTAAAGTTTGTAAAAACAGCATCGGCATTCCAAACAGAATTATATTGATAATCAAAATAACTTATAGCATATACTTCTGGTACCGTAAATAAAATATTTATTGGAAGAAGATCTTGCGTGTTTAATCTATTTAAAGTAATATTATAATCAAAACTAGTTATAGTATCCAGCGAAGATGATCCACCTATATAAGTTTCTACTTTTGTCCATCCAAATGAGTTGATCTCAAGACTAGATGATCCGAATTGACTTGAGGCCCCCTTTGCATATATATTAGCCATAATTGGATAATCTTTATTTGTTTTAATATATGTAATTATTTTGAATGCAGCACTTGTTGCAGTAGGAGTAACATTATAAGTTATTGTATTTTTATCTGCCGTCATTGAATACTGCTTTGTTGTAAACCCTGGTTTAGCAGCAGATCCAGTTACATCTGTTAGTGTATTAAGAGTAGATATATTTGTTTGTAGAGTTCCATCTCCAGCAACTGTTGCATATACTGGATTAAAAATATTTTGATTCCATTCAGCAGATACGACTGGTGTCATTTTTATTGACTTTGAAGTGGAAAAAATGGATGAGCTAACGTTTGTGAGCATTAGATCTCCGTAAACTCTAAAGTAATATCCCAGAAGTCAGTTACAGGATTTCTCTTCCTAATTACTTTTGAAAATCCAGTCATGAATACCTGATATGTTTTTTCTCCTGTTGATGCAGAAACATAGGTATTATCTACTGGTACAGCCCCCGTTGCTGGATCTGTATGTTTTGCAGATACTATTTTTACAAATATAGGAATACCAACATTGGCATTATAAAATGACTGTATCCATGAACCAGCATAGTTAGAATCAACTATATCAAATTTTGCATCATTTGTTGCATTTCCAGTGTTAGCTGGCTTTGATGGTAAAAAATCCCACGATACAGAAATAACATCTTTTTTAGCAACTACAAATTTTCTTAATGTGCCATTTGCCATACGCTGCTCTTTTTCTATTAAGGTTGGAGAAATACTAATCTCACCTCTATTATGGTCTGTTAGCTTATACCACGTGGTTCCATTAATAGAAACATGTAGTCCAGACTGTAGTGCGTATGACATTATTTATTCACCTTATTAGTTTTATTATTTTTATTCTCTGTAACTTTTAGTTTTGCCATAACCTTATTAGCTATTTCATCAGAGTTGCTTCCAGTTACATTCATTGTTATATTATACACTGCCCCACCAATATTTGTTCCAGCTTCTCCAATTGTCCCAGACTTTGCCCCAAAACCAATATTAGGAGTAGTTGGCATTGGGACTAGGCTGCTATAGTTTCCAGATCTTAGTTTTTTAAGAAAGGCTGTATCTCTTGATGTAAGCTTTTTGGTGTCTGAAACAATACTGCTTCTTTCCTGAGCCATATTTATTAGTCTATCCATTTGAACAACTTTACTTTCTCTAGTAAATTGTCCTGCCTCAAACATAGACTGCTGCTGTAGTGAAGCTGCCTCTAAATAGTTACCAGTCATTTTTGCTCTTGCTGCCTGATTTATTAAATCCATCTGTTTCATTTGGTACTGATTTTGACGATTTAATTCATCATTAACATCTTTTAGTGCATCACGCTTTTGATTTAATAATTTAATTTCTTTATCATATGGATTGACAAACTTTCCATCTTTAGTTCCAACCCCAACATTATTATTGCCCTTATTAAACTCATCAATAACAGATGTAACAACTTTTAGTCTTTCTTGAATTTGTTTTTCAATATTTGCTCTAGTATTTTTAGCACCGTATGTAAAACCTTCTTTTTCTGCCAAAACATCAAGTTGTACTGCTGATATTGCAACTCCAAGAGCTGAAGCCTTAAGAATTAATAGTTGGTCTGATACATTTTTAATATTTTGTGCAGATTTAGCAAGTTCACTAGGAAGTGTTTTTAGTATATTTTGCATTAAGAATAGCGATGCTGGTTGAGGCATATTAGTAATTGAATCTGATAATGTATTGAATGATTGGTTAAATTGTTTTGCATTTATAATACCATTTGCAAATCCATTAGATATAGCGTCTAGTGATGCAGCCAAAGAGTTTGCAGTTGTTGCAGCAGTTTTTTTAAGATCTTTAGATATAATCTCAGTAAATACAGTATTTGAAAACTGTACGCCCCCTCTAGATGTGCTATATGTTCTAGCTGATTTTGTATACCCATCTTGGAATTCTTTAGCAAATGTATCTCCAAGAGCTTTTGCACTTTTAGCTAGATCAGCCTGTCCCTTTTCTGTTTTTAAGGTTAGTGAGCTAAAGTCAATTTTTAGGTCTGTTCTACCTGCAACCTCTTGTAAGGCAATTATTATATTTTTTATAGCTTCTTCTGGGGCACCGCTTCCCTCAAGCTTTAACGCCATTCCTCTAAATATAATGTCTGCTTCTTGTTTAGTTGCAGTAGCCAAAGCCTTAGCATTTTGCTTAAACTCTTTATCTGTTGACATTAACTGCTTAGTCTGCTCAACTGCTGTTCTTTGAACTGGATTTAGAGCAACTGTTGGCTTTGCAGTAGCTAGTGGGCTAACTGTTGGGTTAAATCCATATATATCACCAAGCTTTTTAATTTGTTCTGCACTTAAATTAGCAGCTCTTCCAACACCCTCAATAGCAAGACGCTCTTTTTCTCTTGCAGCGTTTAGAAGCTTAAACCCGCCATAAACTAATGCAGCTGCACCCGCAACAAGTTTTAGCTGTGGTGGTAACACAGTGAATATTGATTTTAGTGCTTGTCCTGCAAAAACAAGACCTGTTAAACTTCCAGCAACCTCACCAATTTTTCCAGGTAGCATAGATAGTCCAAACATTAATCCAGAAAGCCCGAACCCTCTGCCTGCGCCTGCAATCCTTCCTACACCTTTTGCTACCATGCCACGAGCTCTAGCAAATCTTGTAGTCTGTTGTTGTGGAATCTGAACCCCTGCAGACTCTGCTATTGATCCTACCTCTGTTTGAGAAACTCTTCTTAGTCCTGCAATTTCTTGTTGTGTAAATGGCTTTCCAGTGCTAGGATTAATGAGTCCGCTTGCTGCATTTGATAAGTTATCGGCCATAGCCTTTGTTTCATCAATCTGATTAGCCATGCCAACCTGCAAGCCACGAGCAATATCCTCTCCAATTGAAATTGTTCTACGTGATGGAGATTTTGTTTGAGCTGTTTTTGCTACAGAACTTATTAATTGATTTGTTACAGCTGCTGCCTGCATATTCATAACTTCTGCAGCTTTTCTAACAGATGAAGATGCCATAGGATCTTGTTGTAGTTGTGTAATATCAGCAAGTTTTGGTTTATATACATGGCCCATTTGTAAGTTTGCGCCAGAAGTTTTAGTTATTCTTCCATATAAGGCTTTAATTGATGGCCTTAGACCAGTATATGATCCAATGCCAAATTTTCCTCTTCTGAATGCTCCCTGCCTTGCTCTTTCTGGAACATTACCGCCTTCATTTCTTGGCATAGTTGGAATTGTTGAATAGATATCTGGATCTAAACCAAATGTTCTTCTTACTACGCCTCTATCTATATCAGAAGATATTGCATTTACTTCTGACTCTATATCACGTCCAGCTTTAGTCCAAGATGAAGCAAATCTTTCATTTGAATTTGATATATCTCTATATGTACTATCAAAATTTTCATTTACTTTAGAAACAAACATTTCTACAATACTCTTGTATTGTTCAACTATAGGGTCTAGTTCTCCAGTATTAATTCTTTTAATAGATGGATTAATACCTCTAGCTTCACTAATTCGTGCTACAAGTGGAGCAAGAACATTTGCAAGTGAGGTTGTACCAGCTCTTTGTTTCATATTTTCTATTGGATCTTGTAATCTCATTGCATATTCGCCAAAAATAGGAATATTTCTTGACAAACTTGATCCTAGTTGTGCTTCAAGACCGCTTTCAAATCCTGGTATATTATCATTAATCATTCCATTAATTAATCCACCATATTTTTGTGCCATCTTAGCTGGGATGATTGCCTCACCTGGCGATACCATAGCAGGGACTACATCTCCAGCACCCTTTGGTCCTGGAACACTAACTATTCCCTTAGCATATCCCTTTGGCTTAAATCCTGGAGCCATCATTCCTGGGAATCTTGTAGCAGCTAAGTTTTGTGCATTTATCATTCTTTGATATTCTGCAATTAGCTGTCTAACTGCTGCAGCTTCTCCAGTAAACGCTTGCTGAAGCTTCATGTGTGACTGCTCTAAAGATGCAGCAGCTGCAACAGCATTTTGCTGCTCTACAGTTAAGAACTGTGTTTGTTCTCCTAAGATCTGTGATTGTCCTGTTAGCCTTAAGAAACCATTTCTTAATAGCATTAATCCTTTTATTCCATTAGCAACAAAGTTTGCCATCAAACCTATTGTCATAAGAATAATTGGAGCTAAACCACCTAAATATAATATTACTTTAGTTATAACTTTTTTGCTTGTATCTGATAGACCATTAAACCACTGCAGCAAACTATTAAGTTTATCTAGCATTGGAGTTATGGTTTGCAAAAATACCTCTCCAATTGGCACAAGGGCAGCTTTTAATTGTTCAACTGATGCTCTAAATTTATTCATTGCAGAGTCAGCGGTGATTCCAAGCTCTTTTTCTGCAGTTGAGGCTAGATCTGCAGATGATGCGCCAGCCAAATCAAGAACACGTGCTGCCTGATTTCCATCCCTAATTACGTTATCAAACAATGCAGACAAACGTGCTTGCTGGAATTTACCAAATAGTTGTTCAATAGCTCTTTGTCTTTGAAGATTAGATAGTCCATCAAGGGCTTTAGCAAAATCAATAACAGTAGCTTTAAGATTTCCAACATTGCTTTCTACAATTCTATCAATATTAACGCCCATATCCATGAGCATTCCTTTAGCCTTTTCTGTTGGATTAATCAAAGATGCAAGACCTGATTTTAATGCATTTGCGCCTTCAGATGCATTAATTCCACCCTCTTTCATTGCAGCCATAAAGAATGCTAAATCTTTAACACTTCCACCTAATTCTTGAACAATAGGAGCTGCTTTAGGAATAGCTGTTGTAATATCGTCAAGAGAAACAACAGTCTGGTTTTCTACTGCGTTTAAAAAGTTAATTGCGTCAGCTAGGTCTGCTGATGACATTCTAAAAGCATTTTGTAATGATATGGTTGTTTCAAGAGCTTTTTGTTGATCAAGTTGTCCGAGAATCTGAAGTCTTGTTGCTTCTGTTACCTGTCTTTGAAGATCAATACCTTGGAAACCTGCAGCTGCTGCGTCTGCAGCTAAGCTTACTGTATCTGATACAGCAATTCCATAAGCTGTAAATTGATCACCAAGTTGCTTTACAGAATCAAGAGCAGCCTGTGTTTCTTCAGCAGGAGTAAATAAATCTCCATAAACCTTTTTAAATTTAATAGCAGCTGTTTCCATATCCATGAATGTTTTTGCTGCTACTGATCCAAGACCAGCTAGTGGTAGTGTAAAACCAACCATAAGCTGACGACCAGCCCATTGTGTATTTTTACCAAAGTTCAAAAGGTTTGTTGAGCCTTGTTTTACCAACTGATTAAATATTGCTTGTTTTTGAGCTGCCAGTTGTGTTTGTGTAGATAAATTGGACATATCTAGCTGTGTTGGCATTACAGCTATTGCTTTCATGGCTCCGTTAGCATCACGGCCCATCTTTATATATTGAGTCTGTAATCTTTTTACATTTTCTGTTGCTACTTTATTTACTGTATCTAACTCAGCGCTAAATGCTCTACCGAATGTTTTTGTTGATGCCATGGAATACCTAAAGTATTCCCGCATTGAGAACTTATTGCGTTCTAATGAATCTGTAAAATTTTCAGCAGTTGTTTTTACTGTTCGTAATTCTGCAGAAAAACCCTGAATAGCATTAATGCCATTTATAAAGTTCTTCTGCAGATCACGTTGAGCTAGCGCAGCTGCATCACTGCTTTTTGCTACTGATGTGTGAAATCTTGCAATCTCTCTTTGGAGAGCCTTTAGCTGTGCTAATGCATTAGACGTATCAATATTTACGCCAATTTGGGCATTTACATCAGCCAATTACTTCACCTCATCTTAAGTTATTATTAGTCTTCTGAGTTTAGAAGATCTGGCATTGCGTTTAGTGTCATTCCAGATGCTGCTTCAACAATCTTATAAACTGTTGGAAGATCTAAAAGATCCTCAAGTTTAGACAGATCGTCAGCAATCTCTGGCTTATATTGCTTCATTGCAATTTGAGCACACTCAACAAGAAGTGTCATTGACTTCTCATTATCTTCCGCCACTGCCGCAACTCCCTCAAACTTCTTCAAAAAAGGACGAAGAAGAGAGATTTTTAGAGGACGTACCTTAATCTCTGTTCCATCAATTAGAACAAGGGTCTTTTCCTCATGAATTGTTGTTGCCATTATTTCCTCCCATTTAGGTTATATAAATTATACCATAGTAGCTAGGTTAAATTTTCATACTCAAGCCCCATACCAATGCCAAAACCATATCTTTTTGCATTTTGACCTTGTAGGGATAGTACATCATTTGAATCTTTTGCTGTGCCACCGCTAAATACTCTTGCTTTTAAATCTTCCCATTCTTTCTGGCCTCTATCTGAATTCTCTTCAAGATCTACCCCTTGTATTGCAGCTAAAAACTTTTTTTCCTCATAATCTAATTCTCGCTTACTTGCTAGGATTGCCATTAATTCTGTTAGAGATAAATATGACTCTAGCTCTTCATAATTTTTCCATATTCCAAGGGTAAAAACCTCTGATTCTAGTTTTGCCAAATCTATATCATCCCAGGAGCTTTTAGACTCATTTTGCATAGCTTGCTTTGATACTGTTTCTTCAGACTTTTCATTTATTTTTATACCGCCAGCAAATTCAAGTATTTCATGAATTGTAGGCATATCTATATTATCTTCTATATCTGATATTGATTTTGATATTTCAGGGCAATATTGTTTCATAGCTACCCTTACACACTCAAGCAACAGCAATATTGATTCATCATCATTTGTAACATTTTTGATTAGTGAAAATGTGTCCATAAATTGGCGCATATATTTTATTTTAAGTGGAGATATTTCTATCTCAGTACCATCAAATAAATAAATGCTTTTTGTTGAATATATTTTAGTTGCCATGTTATCCCATAACTATTTTAGCATACAACAAAGCCCACCCCCGAAGGGATGGGCTAGTTGTAATCTAATTCTAGATTATGAACCTGGTGTCCAGGTACGATCTACGATCTTACCATAGGAGCCAGATGTATCTTCTGGAAGAAGACGGAAAGAAACTTCAAACATTGAAGGCTCATCACGCTTTGCAGAAACGGTTACATTCTCAATTGAGAGAGCACGATATGCTGTGTAAACACGCTCAACATTAGCAGAGTCTTCGCAGTCACCAGTTCCTGGTCCAACCGCAACGATACCACGCTCAACTGGACATTCTCCAATGTCTCCAGCTGAAAGATTCAGTACCTGTCCTGCGGAACTTGACTTTGTTCCTGATAGCTTATCATTGCTGTAAGCAAGAGCCAAGAGAAGGTTCTCAAGGGTAGCTTCAGCAAAAGCAGTAGCAAGATTTACTTGCATACCCTGCTTATAAAGTTTAGCAACGTCAAGAATCTGGTCAACCTGTACTTCGCCGAAGTCTGGCTGGAACTGCAATTCTAGACCGTTCATGGTGTAACCCACGTTTGTATAATCTGCCTCATCAGAAAGAGTGTCTCTGAAGGACTCGTTAGATACAAAAGACTCCAATGTTGCTGGAGTAAGGGTTGTGTCTGCTACGAAAAGAGCAGCAGCACCAACGATAATGTTGGTTGACGTACCACGACTATATGCCATATTTTCACCTCTACTTTCAAATAAAGTATATTAAGTTTTGGCGTGTTTCCTCAGGATAAGTATATCAGCATTTTTATATTGTTATTTTACCATCACCAGTCAACTTAGGCTCTGGAGCCCAGTCATGGCCTGTTAGTTCTGGCATTTGGTGATACTCAAAGTCAATAATAATCTTATTTCCAGCATAGGTTCTAGCTGTACCAAAATCAATAATATCTCTTACCTCTTCTAGCTGGTATACCTTAAAGTTATGGAAGTAGAACATATTATCTACGGCTCCATCTGTACCGCCTAGATTTACCCTTCTGTTTGAGCACCAGGAGTTAACCTCTTGAGCTGACTCATCTCCTCTATCTAGAAGACGATAAATTTGTTCACTAACGCTAATCATTGATGGAATTGCTCCATCCTCTGTAGCATAAAAATAGTACATTATTTGCTCAGACTTAACATGTGGAAAGGTTTTTCTATTCATTCTAAACATTCTGTCCCATGTAGCCATAACTCCAGCATAAGGAAGTCTTTCTAAATTATAGTCATTATTTGGATTAGCTACAGTAATCCACTGCTCTGTTAAAGCATCAATGGTTGATGGCATAGTTGGGAAAAATGGTACCCCAATACCAACATTTAGCCCTAGCTTAGACTGAAGATATTTATTAATCCATAAAACAGGAGTATTTAGTGCTGTATCATTTGCCATTATGCTGTATAACCTGCCTTTGTAATCCAAGAATATCCTGTTGAAACTCCAGCAGACTTGCCCATCCTCTTACCCTTAGGGAGATTCTTTTTATATATTACAGGATTTTTTAAATAGTCTCTTATACCGCTTGCTTTTAAAAAGGCTTGTGTAAAATACCTACTAAAAAATATATCAAATGTTTTTTGAAATGATCCCTCAACTTGTCTACCACCAGGATCATTTATTTGTACTGGCAACCTTGTAAAAACTTGTTCTCCATTATCCTCAAATGCTAAAACTTCAGACCTTACTGGCTTAATTGTTACTGGAATTCCCTCTTCCATTATTTTTGCCTTATTATAAAATGGAACGTTGGAGCCATTCTTAATAGACGTTGATTGTTTAAAGTTTGAATAAAAAGAAAGTCCTGCACTTCCTACAGTATAATTAATATCATAGAGTCTAGCTTCTGGGCTTCCAGTTTTATGCCATTCATAAACATGGTGAAGAATCTGTGGATTTGACCTTGCACTTGCATCAATATATTTTTCTAAAAGCTCTTTTGTAAACTTACCAACATTTGTTAAAAATACACTCTTTCCCTTTTTTACACCATCTACAAAACCTAAAGAATATAGAGCTATATTGTTTAAATCAGAAGTAAGTTTTTTTGAGTTTAACTTTACCGTTATCATAGATCTGTTGCCTGATTTTCTGATCTTCTTATAACTACCTTATAATATTCAATACTACCAAATGGTCCAACTATTGGTTCATTAGAAGCAACTTCAAAAATTGTTGATTTTCCAGATCTTGGTCCAGCAGTTTCAACATATACTGGAACATCACTTGCTGTTCTTATGTTTGTAATAATAATGTTTACTATAGAATCTTTAGCATCCATGGAGCTTATTCTTAAGTCATCACGGGTTCTACCAAGCAGACTCATCTCTATATTTATTTTAGGATTAGGTTTTACATCTTCAGAGCTAGCTGACCCAGCTGGAGCAAAATTACATGCTATTGTTCTATCAACAATCCATGTCTTTTGCACATTTCCATATGCGCCCTGCTCAACTATTGGATAGTAAACATCTGCCTTCAGGGGATATAAAAACTCTGAGTCGCATAGCATTAAATCATACCTATCTTTGTTATAGTCTTAGCATATGTTTCAAGTATTTTATCAACAATAAGATTTCCTGTGCCACCCAAAACTGATTTATCAAACTGAATTCTAAACTGATCAGTATTATATGCTGTTACATATCTCTTATAATAATCAAGTTTTCCACATTTTAAATCTTCAATTAAAAGCTTAGTAGCATATTCAATATTTGGTGGAACAGCTTTATAGCCAACATCTACTACGAAAAGAAAATCGCATGTTTTCGGAAATGCAATACCACTATCAGTAATAGTAACGATATCTCCCATTGATCCAGGAAGTTCCAGTGGAGCTGATTGATAGCGATCATACTCTCCACTTTCTACACGGATAATCGCAGAGTTGTCAAGAGTAATAGTATAGGTTGCCTCATTTGTTGATGGATCTTCTGCGTCAACATCAAAAATTAAAACATTATCTTTATAAACTTTAAGAACCTTATTTACATCTTCCCATACTGGGAAATAGTCCGAACCAGATCCGTTAGTTTCAATTATATGCTTATTGTTATAAAATCCATCGGTAACAGCAGAGTCAATTAAAGATCTTGCTACAAGCTCAAGCATTTTGTATTCTTGAATCTCTGACGCAGTTGTTCCTAAAGTACGATAATCAATATATGGTCTCAATACATCAAGGTTGCTGTCTACAACAATACCGCCATTTTCATTAAGCACTCTAAATAAAAATTGTCTATCAAACTGTGCTTTTGCCTGACTTATCTCATATGTTATTTTTGCAAAATCATCTGAAACAACATTTTGAGTTTCAACTGAGTGATCAATTAGATCTTCAATATATAATGTATAGTTTGTATTTGGCTCTGGAACATCCCAGGTAGTTATAATTGGATAGGGTGGTAGTCTTAGTACTTCCATTATTTTTTAACCTTATAGTGTTTTGCCACTTCATCAGGAGTTGCTATGCGAACTGCCTTATGTGACAACCACTTTTCGGATGCCTCCTTTGGTAGTATAGTATATCCTCGGTTTAGCTCCCCAACACCATTCCAAAATAAATTTCTAGATGAAAAAACTGCAACCTTTTCGTCTAGACCTTCTCGCTCTCTTCTTTGCTTAATTTCAACTTGTTCTGTAGTTGGAATAAAAGAAAATATTACTTCTAATATTTCATTCTTAGTATTTACACCAAATAAGTCTATATTATTTTTCTTTGCATATGATCTTAATTGAGGTACTGTTTTTTTCTTTAAATCTTCTATTAACTCTAATGACATTTTAATTTCCTCCACTGCTATTATATCAGAATATGAATAAGGAGGGTAGTTTTTACGCTACCCTCCCTATCAATTTATGGGTTAATGATTACTCAGAAACGCCAGATGCATCTGCCCAAGCAACTGCATCAAGCTCTTCCCATTGTAGACCAAAGCGTACGAATACTGTGTACTCAATTGTATCTTTCTTTGGCTTGTACTCACGGTTTACTGTGATGTCTCGCTGGAAGCCCCATACACGGTTAGCAGGGAATGTTAGATCAACATAATCTGCTGGGTAGTAAGGTACTTCCATAACATCTACACCGAGAACACGGGTTGTGCGGGCACCGCCAAGTGTCTGACCGACACCATCAAGATATGCTTGACGCTGTGGGTTAGCACCTGCTGGAGTACCTGCAAAAGCTTCTGCAATTGCATCAGCTAGTGTACCGTTGTTGCGAACGATACCCTGGAATGCATCTGTACCTGCATAGAACTTAAGATTGCTCTTAACTGCACGATACTTACGTGGCATTGCAAGGATAATGTCCTGCATTACGACTGGAGTCCAGTCATTGTTGGAAACAGTAACAAGTGCCTCATGAGCATCGCTGCCATTTGTAACCTTGTGTACGAAACCTTCCATGATTGAGAGGAATGCTCCTGTTGAACCATCACCATTAATGGCTAGGTCTTCAATATCGTTAGCAAATGCATTGGTCATCAAGCGAACTAGATGATCTTCCAACGCACCTCCTTCAATATTGTCTTCTAGAGATTCTGTAGATACTTCCCAATCAAGACGAATCTTCTTGGTTGTGAGCTCCACCTTTGTAAAGGTTGCGCCAGCGTTTGTGTATGTGTTGTCAGCCTGAGCTGCTGCACGGATAACACGCTCACCAACGTTTACCTTTTCAATTTCCATTGTGTTTGCTCGCATAGTAACTCTGCGTCCATCTTTGGCGAGAACTGTTGCATCCCACACATAGTCAATGAAACGACGAGCCTGCTCTGGGAGCAGAATACCACCTGGTGTACCAGATGGATTAACAGCGTTAGGACCACTTGTTACACCAAAGTTTGCTGTAGCAATATTACCTAAAGATGCTGCTGGAGAAAGATTACCTTCAGGGCCTGTTGTGGTAGCACCACCGATAGCACCAGATGCAAATGCACCCTGACCATCATGATTGTGACCTTCAGTAGTTCCTGGATAATTCTTTACGATTTCTTGTTCCGACATATTGTTCACCTCCTAGTGATTTTTCTGTCAATTAAATAGGTCGGTATTTGTGAGGAAACGACCGCCCCATAGGGATTTTTGAACTGGCACTTCTGCCAATTCCTGTACGATCTCGCCTAGATCGCCAGACTTGCGGAAAGCTGTATCTTTTTCAACCATATCTACACGCTTTCCAAACTCATTAAAAGTACCCTTTACTTGGCTAACCTCACTTGCTACAGACTTTACTTCACCTGTAACGGTTTCAAGGGACTTTGTGATTGCATCAACATTGGCTTGCATAGCCTTAACTGTATCTGCAAGATTGCTCAAGGCATTAGTTAGAGATTCATTAATTGCAGCAACAGACTTTGCAATTTCTGCAGTTGTATCAACAACGGCATCAACTGATTTCTCTACTGCTTCTTCAGCAACTGGAGCAACTTCTTCAGCTACTGTCTCTGCCACAGGCTCAACTGATTTTTCTACAGCTTGTGCCTCTGCTACAACTTCGGCAACTGCCTCTGCTGGAGCCTCTGGAGCAACCTCAACATTTTCAACTGCTACTGCATCAGACTTTTCTAGAGTCTCAACAGCAACTGTGTTTTCTTCTGTCATAGGATTTTCCTCCTTTGTAATCTTAATTGTACTAATGCCTTTTGCACTATCAACTAAGAACTTTACTGCATCTACGTTATCATCGCCTTTTTCAACAAATCCAATATTTTTCATTGTAGTATTACATGAAGGACAAGACTCTTCTGAAACATCAGAAAGTCTTACGATATCATCTGTGTTGCACCAATATACATTATCTACAACAGCTTTTGATAGATATCCACCTAATTCGCCTTTTTCAATTGATATAACGTTAGCAAATTGATTTGCTGGGCTATCAACAAGCGATAGTTCATGTAGCTCATATTCTTTAATAATACGCACTGCTTTATCTATTGACTCATCGTACATATCATCAGCTTTTTTAATATTCCCGCCGATTGAAAAACCTGTTAGTGTACCATCAAGAACTTTTTCCCAGGTATCTTGTGCACCTTTAGAAACATATGCGGAAACATATACTCCGCTATAAAACTTTTTTGTTTGTGGATCAAAGTAGCGATCTTCTTTAAATGATACTACCTTACCTACAGCAGTTGGCTGATGCATTTCTCTTAAATTACCACGGAATTTTTTAAATGCTTCTAAGCTTGCTTCTGTAGTTACTATATCATTTTGTCTATCAATATTGTCAAGAGTAGCAAATCCAGATACAATACGGCGCTCTTGGTCAACCTTACCAATAGGCATTGAAAAACGAACATTGTCTCCATCAGTGACCCAATGGGCCTTATTTATATTCATGGCAGATTAATTATATCATTCCTTTATAATACTTTGTGGATATTATGTGGATGACCTACCCTCTCCCTGTGGATTTCTTCCAGAAATTGTGGATGGAGAGTCAGAATTATTATTTGTTCTTTCTGCATCCCGTTGACGATTTCCATTAGCTCTAGCATCTGCAGCCTGTCTAGGACTCATTACAAATGGAGAATCTCCATCTGGTCTTTGTGGGAGATCTAGTCTTTCACGAGCTTCATTAGGTGTCATAACCTGAGTCTTTACATATCTTTCAATAATCTGAGACTGGGCTATTTCATCGGTTAGAGTTAGCTCATTAAACTTAAGCTCTAGAATATCTGTCTTTTCCTTGATAATTTTATTCACAATTTTTTCAAGATCTCTTTGAGCTGGTCTAGATACCTGCTCTTTAAATGTACGATCCTGTGACAAAGCTGCTGCTATAGCTGCTGAATCACTGCCACCAAGTTTTGAAATAGGGACCTGATGAGCTATCAAAATATCATCACGGTTTTGCTTACGATATTCTTTAAATGATCCTTCTTGGATACCGTTTTCAATTGGCTCCATTTTAAAGTCAACTTTATTGTTATCTGTATCGCCAGGAAGAGGGATATATAGAGTTCTATGATTCTGTCCCTTTAGACCAGTCTGCAAAAACCTAAACATCTTATCTTCAGCATCACCAGATAGCTTTGCACCCTTAGTAACAATAACATATCTTGGTACAGCCTTATTTTGGAAATAATCAATATTATACTGAGATGCAAGCTGATCTCCAACTAAAGAAGGCATAGCAGAAATAATGTCTGGAATACCATAATAAGTATTTAGTGGAGAGTATGATTTAATATGAATAATTTCATTTGGTCTCGGATCATCTGTAACTGGATTTTTATTCTTTGCACCAAAGTTACGGAAATAAACAACCTTGTGTCCAATGATTTGTAGATATCCATCACGAAGCCTTCTTACACGAATTGTTGTAGCTGGTATATGGCCTATATATCCAATTTCTCCAGAAACTGTGCGACCTACCTCTATATATCCATTACCAGTTGCTTCTACATCAGTATAAACTTTTGTCATTGTAGATGTAAAGCTATCATCATCATTTAATGACTCTAGCCAATCACGCATTGCAATCTTGCCACGCTCAATTCTATTTCTTGCTCTATCTACTTTACCAGCATCTTCAGCCATCTCAAAACTTAGCAATGTTCTATCTGTGATATCAAAACGATATCCAAGTCCAACAATATTTTGTACCTTAGCATCAATAGCAGCATGGTTTGCAAAAGATGTATCATAATAATTTGCTAATTCATACATATTGTATGGAGGTGTAATTACATCAAATAATCCATATCCATTTCTATAAACTGATCCAGGATTAATTGCTTTTGATTCTGCATTCTGACCTACAGAAATTGCACCAGCAGAATCAAGATACTGCTTATCATCTGCTTGAACATACTTACTAATATTTCTGCTTGTACGCCGTTTAAAATTTTGATCTATTCCAGAATAATCTTTTAAAGATTCCCATGACTTGCTAAATGGATCATGATTTTTAAAAGGATTTTCGTCATCTGATTGTGTATTCAGTGAAGCCTGAATATACTCATATTCATTAGTCAATTTCGTAAGCATCCCTTCCATGCGTTTTCAATGTCTGCTGTGCAGCATGAATAGCACCAAGATCGTTCATAGATGGAATTAGTCCATTTTTAAATCTTTCCATCTGCTCTGTATATTCCTCATCAGATATTCTTGTGAGACCTGGCACAAATACTGCCTCACCTTCTCCATCGTCTCCATAATATTTAGCTGCGTCTTTTAACTGTGCTATCTTAGTTAAATCTCCACGTACTGCAGGAATATTTAAAACATTTCCTTCTCCATCAGTAAACCACTTACCGTTAGATTTTTTATAAACGTATAGACCCCAGTTATACTTTTTCTCAATAACCTGACGGCGAACATTTTTTACAATAGGCTCACCAGTTTTTGGATTAATAAAAGGATTGATGTTATTGCTCATAACCATAAGTATAGCATATAATAGTAATTTTGTGCCCCTACTTTACCAAATTATCCTATTTTTATCTCACAACTGTCCGTGGTGCAGTAGGCCTCACCAACAGAATCAAGATTACCTACACCATCATAAATAGCAGACCAGTTAATCTTTTTAATCTTGCCAATATATGACTCATATTCATCTTTTGTTATTTGAGTATAAGGCTGCTGTGGATAGACAGTATTTCCCATTGGTAGGAACGATACCGCCTTTAGCTGGCCCTCATACATGTGTAAAGCTGGAGCAACATGCTTAGACTCTGTTTCCTTATCAAATGAAAGTGTAACAGAAACGCCATTATCAGACCAATATTTCTGAGCAGTAGCAGCAAGCGCAATCTTTTCAAATAATGTTACATCCTTTTCAGATCTTGGATGTCCAGAATGTACTGGGAAATATACTACAGATGTATTTGCTGATACGATATCTTTTTCAATCTTATACCCCGCAGCTTTAAAAAGATGAAGCATTGGATCTGTATCTCCAAAGCGAATAGCTCTTAGGAAATAGTCTCCACCTGGAGCCCAGTGAACTCCTGGAGTTGCTCCAGAAAGAATTGAAACTGATCCTGATGGCTTTACAGTTGTCACACGAATTGACTCACGAACACATAGCCATTCAGAATATTTATGATCATATCTACGAATTGTATTATAGCCTTCGTCCATCCACTCACGAACTGCTGGCAAGCCTTTCTGGTCAGCGAATGATGCAATTCCAGTTAGAGATGTTCCGATACGACGATTGCGCTGCATAATTCCATTTGTTTGCTGCCAATGTGTGGGAACCAGGGTTACAGTTTTTCCATAAAGATATGCAAACTTTAATGTACGCAAAAAGTCTTCTTTAGATTCGTGACGATTTAGGTGCACCTCTACTAGAGTACATAGTTCATAAGATTCTAGTGGCTGCTCAGCACATGGGTTAAATCCCATAACACGATAATCTTTATAATCTGGAGCATCTTTTAGTCTTCCATAATTTCTTGCAACATCAAGCCAAATAAATCCTGGCTCTCCATTATTCACAATTAAATCAACATACTGATTATAATCTGTTCCTACTGTTGCAGAAATAGAATTATTAGACATCCATGCCCATCCTGGATTTTCTGGATCATATGAATTTCTATCAGGAAATACTTCTGCATTTTTTAGATTAATAAAATCTTCATCTCCAGAAGCTCCTAATGCAAGGGTAGCTGAACGACGAACATTACCAGAAACAACACATGTTCCAATTAGATTTACTATATCTACAATAGCACGTGAATCTAGTGTTTCTCCTGCTCTACCGCCGATTACATTGCGGATACGGTTATGGAGATCAATTAGTGGTTGTGGACCGCTTGCAACGCCACCAAAGCCCTTAATCGGTGCTCCTAGAGGACGGATCAAATCATAGCTAAAATCTTGAATTGCCTGATTTGGTCTTAAGTAAGAATTTAGTAGCATTCTTACTGATTCTACCCATCCTTCACGAGTATCTGGAATTTCATAAATAAATGCTGGTTCCGTAGGAGAATATATTAAGAATTCTTTTTCTGCCCCTACAGTATCAAATCCAACACCAATGCCTAGCATAAGTGCATCCATTACCCAAGCAAATAGTGCACCTGGATCATTTTTATCTAAATCACGAGTTGAAACCATAGCACAATTTTGAAGTGCTGCGGAATTCTTTTTTTCCATAGTCATTGGAGTGCCAAATGCCCACATACCACGTCCTGGCGGAGTCCATTTTAAATTAAACATACGATCAAAAGCTTCTTGTGCAGATTTTTGAGCTTTGTTATCATTCCAAGGTAGGCGATTTTCTTTAGCATGATTTTTCTGTACAGAATACATACCTTCAATTACACGCTTGCATACTTCATACCAGCGTTCTTTTGTACCGTCCTCTTTTACTCTAGAATAGGTTCTAATGAATGTAATTTCTCCAAGAGAGTTCCCACCAGCATCTGAAAAACCAAATGGTGGCTCAACATTTTTATACTTAGCAATAAAATCATCTACAAGACGAAAAGAAAATACATCTGACATTTAAAAAACCTTTCAATGATAAAAAATATTATGAGAGCTTTGCACTTTGCAAAGTACTACTTAGTATACCACAATTATATACAAAACAAAAACACGCCCCTTGTTAGAGGCGTGTTAATGTATTATTAATTTATTTTATTATACGATATCACCAATAACTGTGAATGTATTTGTTCCTGTACATATCATAGTTGCTGATGAGTATCTTGTTCTTATCTTTGGAGCAGATATTGTAGCACCTGCGGAGGTGATTGTTACGCCAGAACCTTGTGCAAAAGTTACTTGGCCAGTATTTGTTTGTTGGAATATTACAGAGTCTCCAACTGAGAATACTGAAGGTGGTAATGTTAGAGTTATTGCACCAGTATTATCAAGTGTAACAAGTCTATTTGATGCATCTGTTAATACTGGGGTATATGATGTACCAGTTTGTGAATTTATTGACATCTGAACTCTTGGGGTAACAAGAAGTGGAGAATTATTAAATACTACCAAGCCTGTTCCAGTATCATCTGTTAACGCTGAGAACAAGTTTGCAGATGATGGAGTTCCCAAGAATGTTGCAACTCCAGAACCTAATGATGTTATTCCAGTACCACCGTTTGCTACTGGCAGAGTTCCAGTTACACCAGTTGTTAATGGAAGTCCTGTAGCGTTTGTTAATGTAGCTGAGCTTGGAGTTCCAAGAGCAGGAGTTACAAGAGTTGGGCTATTTGAAAGAACAACACTTCCTGTACCAGTTGAGGATGTCACTCCAGTACCACCGTTTGCTACTGGCAGAGTTCCAGTCACACCTGTTGTTAGTGGAAGACCTGTCACATTTGTCATCACACCAGATGCTGGGGTTCCAAGAGCTGGAGATGTCAATGTTGGGCTAGTTAATGTCTTATTTGTTAATGTTTGAGCAGTATTAAGATCTACAGTTGTTGCTGTATTAATGCTAAATATAGATCCAGTTAATGTTAATCCAGTACCAGCTAAATAAGTACCAGCACCAGAGAATTGTGTAAACTCAATATCATCTGTACCTAGTGTTGTAATGCTATTTACTTGTATCCAGCCTGTTTTACCATTTGTAGTACCGCTTTCTACGAATATAAAGTCACCAGCATCAACTTCAGCAACTTCATTATAATCTGCAGCACGAGTAGGAGCACCAGATGCAGAAACTACATAAACACCATTTTGTGATTTTGTAGTCTGATTCTTTACAAGAATTCTATTGCCTGTTGCAAGAGTTACTCCATCAAGAGTATCTCCATTTTCTACATCTGTTGACAGATTTATATTTGCAGTTGTTGCTGCTTTTACAGAAGCATGAACGTTTAGTCCTGAGGTTGCTGCATCAACATAAGCTTTTGTTGCAGCATCTTGAGCTCCCGTTGGATCAGCCAAAGAGGTAATTCTTCTGCTATTCATATTAAGTGCAACATTTGGAACTGCCATCTGATCTAGACGGCTAGTACGAACCTGTGTATCAAAGTCTGAGATAGTTGAGGCTAGTTGTGTTCCAGTATGATTCGCACGAGCTAGTGGATCTGTAGCAAGCTTGCTTAGAGCAATTGCTGCAGTACCAGATATGTCGCCATCTACAATTGTTCCATTAGCAATCATAGTTGATGTAACAGTTCCAGTATCAGTTGTATATACAATCTTTGTTGTATCAGCTATACCATGTATATTTGTAGTATCTGACTCATGGTTTGATAAGTCTGTTGTACTTGCCTTTGAATTTAACTGTGTCTGAATTGCTGATGTAACACCATCAAGGTATCCAATTTCTGTATCTGATACATTTGCTACTCTTGCCTGAATTACAGATGTATTTACTGATATTGCTCCAGTTGAGTCATTGTATTGTAATCCTGATCCAAGGGCATTTCCAACAGCATCTTGTGCTTGCTCATCAGAATATCCTGGTGCTGCCTCTATATTTATAGTTCCAGCAGCATCATTATAGGTAACAGTAATATTTGTATGTGTACCGCTTGTTAGTGCATTTGCAGCAGCATCAACAGAGGCCTCTACAAAGTCAGTTACATTAGCTGATGTTACAGTAATTGTATTATTAGCAGCATTAATTGTTTTATTTAGAAAAGTTTCAGTTCCATCAAGTGTAGCAAAGTCTGTCCCAGCTAAGGCTGCATTAAATTGTGAAATTGTGCCTGTTATTGTATTATTTGCTAAGTTAATGGTTTTATTAAATATCTCTTCAGTACCTGCAATTGTAGCAATATTAGCATCAGTAACTGCAGCATTGAGTTGTGCTATAGTTGCTTCTACTGTATTGTTAGATAAACTAATTGTTTTATTACTTAGTGTTTCATTACCTTGTAATGTTACAAAGTTTGCATCAGATAATGCTGAATTAAACTGAGCTATTGTACCACTAACTGTATTATTTGCTAAATTAATAGTTTTATTTTTTAAAGTCTCAGTTCCATCTAATGTTGCAAAATCTGCATCAGATAATGCTGAGTTGAATTGTCCAATTGTTCCACTTATATTATTATTAGATAGGTCAATTGTCTTATTTGTTAAAGTTTCATTTCCTGTTAGTGTAGCTAAGTCTGCATCAGACAAAGCTGAATTTAGCTCAGATAGTGAAGCTGAAAGTGTATTGTTTGATAAATCAATTGTTTTATTTGTAAGTGTTTGCGTATCTGCAAGAGTTACAACATTTGAATCAATGCTAAAGACAAATGTGTTAGCAAGAACATCAAATGTTCTATCTATTCCATCTCCAGCCAATACCTTATCATTAATAACATTTTGTGATGCTAAAGTAAAATCTGAAACATTTGTAGATGTTACTGTAATTGAATTATTTCCTGTAACAGAAATTACTTTATTTGTTAAAGTCTCAGCTCCGTTTAAAGTAGCGAAATCTGCATCAGACAAAGCTGCGTTAAATTGTGATATATTTCCAGATACTGTGTTAGTTCCAAGAGAAATTGACTTATTGGAAAGTGTTTGCTCTTCATCTAATGTAACTACACTATTTCCAATTGCAAATTCATTACCAGTTAAAGTAAGTCCAGGACCTGCTATATATGTGCCAGCTCCTGAGAACTGTGTAAATTCAATTGGATCTGTTCCAATAACTGTAACAGAGTCTGTTACCTGTACCCATCCAGTATCTCCATACAAAGTTCCACTATTAACGAAAATAAAATCTCCGCCATCAACTTCAGCTGGTTCATCAAAATCAGTAGCACGAACTGCAGCTCCTGAAGCCTGAACTACATAAATACCATTTTGTGCAGCATTAGTTTGTTCTTTAACAAGAATGCGGTCTCCTTGTGCAAGAGTTACGCCGTCTACAACATCTCCAGGCTCTAAGCCTGTTGAAAGATTTACATTGGCTGTTGTAGCTACCCTTGCTGATTCATGTATATGAAGTCCTTGTGACACAGCATCAACATATGATTTAGTAGCAGCATGTAAAGCATCTGTTGGTTCGGCATGCAGAGTTAAGAATCCACTTAGAGTACCACCAGATGTTGGGAGAATATTATCATCGGAAATTGCGGTATTAAACTCAGCAAGTGTGCCAGATATAGTATTATTTGCTAAATTAATTGTTTTTCCGCTTAAAGTTTGTGTATCTGATGTTCCAACAATGTCTCCACTAACTCCATGGACACCAAAAGTTGAGTCAGAGTGTTGAGAAACTGCATAATTTAATTCATCAGTGCTTGTAAAGTTTCCATCAGTCATAGCAGCATTAAACTGATCAAGAGTACCTAGCAGTGTGTTATTTGCTAAACTTATAGTTTTATTTGTTAAGGTTTGTGTATCTGATAGAGTTGCTACTGTATTATCAATAGATAGTGTTACTGTGTTTGCACTATCATTATAGCTTTTTGATATACCGTCTCCAGCTACCAAAGCATCATTTACTGAGTCCTGTGCAACTTCTGCAAGCTCAGCCTTTGTAGCGATTACTGAAGTATCAACAGATAATGTAATAGTATTTCCATTATCATCATATGATTTTGTAACACCATTACCTGCAACCAAAACTCCGTTCATAGTATCTGATGTTATTTCTGAAATATCTGGTAGTTGGGAGGATTCAAGAACACCTGATGAATTAAGTGTGGCAACACCATTAGCTACTCCGAGAAGATCTACATCAACATAGTCTCCTAGTTGGGTTGTTAAAGTTGTCTGATCAATAAAATATGGCAGGTCATTCCAGTGATTTGTTCCATCACCTATTTTAAATTGATTTGTATTTGATTCCCAACCGATTTCACCAGCATTCAGAACGGGATTTGCGGTCTCCCATTGTGTTGATGTTCCACGGCGTTGTTGCATTCTTGTTGCCATTTTATCCTCCGTATGACATTATGTTCATATTATAACAGATAATTAATTAAAATTATCTATTGCTATCCCGCCATCCCATGTTGCCTCAAATATATTTGTATTATAAAGTCCAGCGCTAACTAGTGATCCTGGCTCATTATATGTTCCGCCACTTACGAAAACACTAACAATAAGGCCATTTCCATCAATTGAGGTGTCATGAATATGATCCTGTAGGACTTCTGCATCTGCTAGGTTAGCAATAGCTGACCAGATGCCATTATAGTAAACGTAAACTCTTTCAGTTATAGTATCAAACCATAAATTTCCATTTGCTGCATTTTCTGGTGCAGTATTTGATACTGGAACAGTAGGAGAACCAGTGACAGAATCAACATAGTCCTTGGTTGTTGCATGGTTTCCAAGAGTTGGAGTGGCAACACTTACAGTACCTATAAATGATCCACCACCTCCAACAATCAAACCATTCTTTACCTTAAAGTCTTTATTGACCGTATTCACTGGTTCTCCTCTATTTCAAACTATGCTAGTAGTGTTCCAACTACGGTAACTACTGAGTTATTATTTAGGGTTGTTACTCTTAGTCTTACATCGCTACCACTGACATCTGCAGAGATAGAGGAAGCAGAACCATTTGTTCCAACTATTGCATATTCTGTAATTGCAATATTATCAGCTGAATCTAGAGTCAAGATAACCTTAGATACTTCTGTATGTGTACTGTAAGCAACTTTTACCAAGAACTCAGCAGATCTATAAGATTCTGCTGGCCATGAGTATGCTGTAACCTGGCTTGCAGTTGCAACATTGCCAGTAGTTGCAGCAACTTGAGTTGCAACACTATTAAGGTCAATTTCAACAAAGTTTGGAGTTACAGCTTCAAGAGCAGCAACTGCACGAGCGTTTGTGAAATATAGATTACTTGTACCTTCAACTAGATCATCTGTATCTGAATCTGCTACACCATTTTCAGCAACAAAATCATATGTACCAGATAAAGCATCGTAGCTTACTGTGATATTTGTCTGTGTACCTGTTGTAAGAGGTGTAACCATTGCAGCTTGAGCACGAGCATTTGTGAAGTATTCATTATTTGAACCTTCAGAAATATCATCAGTATCTAGAGTTAAGCTTCCACCAAGAGATAGAGAGCTACTATTAATTGTAACTGATGAATTAGCTAATGATCCATTTGCAATGTTTGACAAGGTATTTAGTGAACCGTTAATTGTCTTATTTGTCAAAGTCTGAGAATCAGATGTTCCAACAATATTACCAGTTACACCATGAACACCAGTTGTAGCATTTTCATGTGTTGTTAAATCTCCAGCAACACCAGATACTTCTGTGTCAACATAGTATTTAGTTGCTGCATCTTGGTTTGCTGTAGGATCTTCAAGATTTGTAATCTTGTATCCAGCAGCATCAAGATTTGCAGAAAGATCTGTGTTAGAGCCAAGAGTCTTATTTGTAAGAGTTTGCGAATCTGTTGTTCCAACAATATTTCCAGATACACCGTGTGCTGAAGTTGCATTAGTATGTGTATCAAGATTATCCTGTACTGCACCTGCTTCAGAGGCTGCTGTTCCTGCAGCATCATACCAAGTATCAACGGTGGTACGATCAACAGAAACTTCAAGACCATTTACTGTTATACCTGTTCCTGCTGTTACAGTACCTGCACCAGAGAACTGTGTCCAGTTTTGTCCTGTAAAGTCAGTTATATAGTGGTTTGACTGTACCCAAGAAGATCCACCATACTGTGTACCTTCCATAACATAAACTGCTGCACCAATTAGTTCAGTATATGCATCGGCGTCTGTTGCACGAGTAAGTGTCCAAGATCCACCAACGCTATTATAAACGTAAATACCATCAGTTGATGTTCCACCAGCCAAAAGAATTCTGTATCCGCTATCAGCATCTCCTAGTGGATCATGTCCATCAACTGCAAGCTGTGTTGCTCCGCTGCCAGATAGAACTGGGATTGCTGCGTCATAAAGAAGATGTACTGCATTTTTCCAGTCAAGACCAGAAACAGCATTATCAACATATGAATTTGTTGCAATTTGATTACCTGCTGAAGCAGATCCAACATAGGCATTTCCATCTGGATTAAGGACTATATCACCATTGCTAGTAGAAAGCTCTAATGTTCCATTTGCTGAAACAGTTAAGTCACCTGCAGCATCTTGAATATATGAACCATTTGTTCCAAATGAAACGCTATCGCCAAATGTCTTATTTGTAAGTGTTTGTGTGTCTGAAGTTCCTACTACATCTCCAGTTACTCCGTGGACACCTGTTGTTAAATTACTGTGTGTTGACACTGCATCTGTAACATTTTGATCTGTAGCAACAACATTATCATCAATCTGTATTTGTCCATTTAGACCAATTTCAAGACCGTTTCCAATATGAGCAGAAAAAATGCCATTTGCTGAGTTATAGTTTAATCCATCTCCAGCACCAATTGCATCACGTACACGAGTATTGCTGAAATATAGATTTGTCAATCCTTCAGAAATGTCATCAGTATCAATAGAATCATTAATATACTGGTCTACACGTGCATTGGTGTAGTAAAGATTTGTTAGACCCTCATCTAGGTCATCAGTTGTAGAATCATCTACGCCATTCTCAGCAACAAATGAGAATGTCTTAGACAAGTTATCATATGTTACAGAAATGTTTGTTTGTGTACCGCCAGTAAGAGCTGCACCAGCAGCATCCTTAGCACGATCACTTGTAAAATATAGGTTTGTTCCTTCAGCTAGATCTCCTGTATCATGGTTTGAGATATCAGAAACCTGACCAGTTACATCACCAATAAGATCTGCTGTTATTACGTTAGCAGAAAAGCTTGCATTTGCATTACGAAGAACAACTGTGTTTGCAGTTGCATCTGGTGTTGCAGAACCGCCAATCAAACCAATAATATAATTTTGGTCATCCTGGTCTTTTGTAAGAATATCATATCCGTTGATGGTACCATTTGCACCTTCAACGATAAGACCATTCTTAATTTTAAAGTCTTTGTTGACTGTAGCCATTTATTATCTCCTTGTAGTTTATGCCTTCAAACCAATTCGTGCATAACGAACGGTAACAGGCGTAATACCCACCACTGGCGTAACAGTTAAATTAACTGTATTAGCCACACGAGAGACAGTAACGGTGCCAATATTCCCATCATTGTCTATTGTTCCATACTCTGATACAGAAACATTCTGTCCATCTACGAGTATAGTCAATTCTGTTGCATAAAAATAATTATCTCCTTGGCTTGTTTTTGCTATTGAGATAATGTATTTAACCATTCTCCATACCGTTGCATCAAAATTATCAATAACGGTAGCGCTTTCAATTCCTGATATAGTGTTTTCATTATTGCCCATTGTTCCAAGATCTGTGGACTGGGCTGATAAACTATCAATTAAATCTACATAGTCTTGTTCTGTTGGCCTATCGCCTGTTTGAAATTTACTTTTTACTGTTGAAAGTGGTAGTCTGGCCATGCCAAAATTATATCATATTTTATTGATATTACATAATATTATTATAGTAGACTTATACGGACAAGACTAGTTTTATCTAAACCAGTATGTACCTGCATGTATTACTTTTACATATGGAGCAAGGTATATTTTTCCACCATGACTTTTCCATAATTTGCAGAAATTATAGTCCTCTGACAAAAGCCTTCCCGACTCTTCATCAACTTCTGTCCTCCAGAAATTATAAATTTCTTCTCCATACTGAATGCCACCTGAAGAGTCTTGGTCTGATCTATATGATGTAGTAGATTTTTTTAGTGTTTCAAATACGCTTCTATGTATTAGCATTAGACCTGATCCTATATAGTCAACCTCTACTTTTTGCCCTGGATTATTGCGGAGTTCTTCTTTTTGTTCAGGAGATATATTAACATTATATATAGCAGTAAATCTAGATAGATCTTCTTTGTCATTTTTTGCAGCATTCCTTACTCTTTCCCAGTTTATACCTTTCATTGGAACTGCAGCACCAATCAGCATTTCATTTTCTTCTATCATTTTAATAACTGAGTTATGATCAAAGCCTTGATCTGCATCTATAAAAAGAAGATAGTCATTGTCTGTTCTTAAAAATATCTCTGTCAAAGTATTTCTTGCACGAGTAATTAGTGATTCATTTGATAACTCTGAATATGTTACCTCATACTCTTTTTTTGACATGGCATTTACAAGAGTTAACATACTTTTTAAATATGCTCCGTGGCAAACTCCACCATACATTGGTGTTGCAATCATTATTTTTTTCATTATTACCCCTATTATAAAATGTAGTTGCTATATCCAATAACCTGAAGAGGAATAGCTGGAACATTAGTTGGACTATACCCTGGTATTTGAATACTAGTAAATCTAACCCTAAATGGCAAGGTGCTATTAATTTTAACACCACGGACATTAGTCTTTATTACTGGTCTTCCCTTTATTTTGCTTTCTATAAAAACTGTTTCTATTTTATTTTCTTCTATAATTACCGCTTTGGCAACCATTATGCAGTAACATCCTCAAGTATTGACATTACTCCTTGAGCAACAGTCCAAACAATTTCATTTTGTGGCAAAGATAATTCTATATCAAATATATCATTTGTCTGCAGTAGATTTGACTGCTCAGCTGTTAAAGAAACAGTAAATTCTCCAGGGGCATCGTCAACATCTTGTGCTGGAGTAAGATTTAAAATTAATATAGCATTGTCTGTCATAACTCCAGGAGTGACTGGAGATGACGGCCTTTTAATCTGCATCTGGATTGTCCAGTCTGGAATATTTAATGGATTCTTTGCATCGTCCGTTACATAAACACGAAATGATGCTGTATCACCACGAACTACTGTCCACTTAACATATGGAGGCCTTTCTCCAATGTCATATCTATCTGATCCAGATCCTCTATAGGTTGCCATTAATTCCTCTTTCAAAAATAAATTAAGCTTTTATATTATATCATCAAATGAAGTTGACTTATGAATAATTTTTATGTTATACTAGGTGTATGACACCGTTTATGGTGTCATATGCATTTTAGGAGGAAAACTTGACAAAAAATAAAATGCTTGTGGGGTTAATTAGTAGTACTGTAGCTTTAGTCCATATTTTAGGGGCTATACCTTCATATGCTACTGATAATAGTTTATCTAAACAGGAAGTCCTAGATACCGCCACCCCAGAGGTGGCTTTTCTGCTTTCTGAAGATAAAAATAAGAAAATACTGAGCAAGTATGAAAATGCGACAAGTTTAACTGACAGCCAGTTGGTTGAATTACTTAAGGCAGTAGGGTTCAAAGGAAAAGCTTTAAAAACCGCTTGGGCGGTAGCTAAGGCTGAATCCAATGGTCGTCCATTTGCTTTTAATGGAAACACCAAAACTGGAGACTCCTCATATGGAATCTTTCAGATTAATATGCTTGGCGTATTAGGTCCAGACAGACGAGATAAGTTTGAACTTGATCTTAATGCTGAGCTATTTAGCCCTGTCAGGAATGCTGAGATTGTGTATCACATGACTCAAGGCGGTACTGACTGGAGTTCATGGTCATCCTATAATAAGGGTGCTCATTACAAATGGTTAAATAAGTTTGATGATTTAAATCATTGAAACTTGCAATTGTTGATATGGCTGATTTCTAATTCGTTAATATTAACATGAGGTGGCAAAGAAGCTACCCAACGAATAGATTCGGCCATATCTTCTGCTGTTAATGCATTATCTTTTTTTTCTATTTGAGTATCTATTGTTCCTGGACATATTTCTGTAACTTTTATATTATATTGGGGAAATTCCATTCTCATAGTATCTATTAACCCTCTTTGCCCTCTTTTAGCATTGGTATAATTACCACCACCACGGAAAGGGACTTTGCCAGAAAGTGAATTTATAAAAATTATTGTTGGAGAGCCTGACTTTTTCAAACATGGGACAAAAAGCTTAGATAAATACATTGGGCCAGAAACATTTATATCATAAGCTGTTCTAAAATTTTCTGGATCCTCATCTATAATATGTCTTGGCGATGCCCCACCACCAGCATTATTTACTAAAAGGTCAAGAGCTATATCTTTATAGTATTCATAAAATTTTTTAATACCAGCAAAGTCTGTGATATCTAAATAGTATGACTCTAGGTTAGGATTATTAATCTCTTTAATATTTGTAAGATTTCTTGAAACTGCTATTACTTTATATCCATCATTTAATAACAATTTTACAGTAGCTAATCCAACACCCTTGCTAGCTCCTGTAACTATTGCAGTTTTCACTACATGCTCTCATTACGATTCATATTCATATTATTATGAATCCAATGTCCTGGAACCATATACTTTATCCCTGACTTCACTGTATGTGCAGTATGAAAATATGGAGCAGAAGCTGGGAAAATAATAACACTGTTTGCCTTTGGCTTTACACCAAAATCTATTGCTTTATTTTTAACAGCCTCATCATAATCTAAGTTAACTGGTGGAGCCCCATGGGTCCAACCATCTTTACTATTCCATCCACCATCATACTCTTTTAACTGAAATGATATTTCTCCACCTTCGCAGTCATCATTTAAATACATAACCAAGGAATATCTTAGGGTTTGATCTCCATCTAACTGATCAAAATGTGCACCCATGGCCATCCCAGTATAATATTTCTTAATATTAAATGTTGGGAAAAGTCTTGGTTCGTCAAAATCGCCTAGCGAGGTAGCATAGTCCTTACAGACATTATAAAATGTAGTCATTATGGCATTATATATATATTTACTTTTTTCGCCTATCTCATTGTTCAGCTTTTCTATTGCATTAATATCAAAGGTTTTTGTTTCTCCATAAATAAAGTTTTTGTCGTTAGAGGATGTCCATTTATTCCAAACGTTTATATCTGATCCATCTACCCCTCCAAGATCATCCAGTTCTTTCATTGTTTGCTGAAAGATATCAAAATTATCAATTGCATCAGTATAGTAGTAAACTTTTGGATCTAGTATTTCTTTATTCATGACATACTCCGTATCAGTATTTGTTATCCTTATAAAAGTCAGGAACTTTAATAAAACCAACAAGAACATATCTTATTGGTCCATCACCAACATGTTTAACTCCGTGCTCATATTCTTTTGTTCCTGGAAAAATCAATAAAGACCCTGGTTTTGGTTTTAATTGTATATCCTTATTAGGGAAAAACAACTCTCCAGCAACATAGTCTTCATTAAGATATAAAATTGTAGCATATCTAATTGATGGATCTGTGTCTTGGTCTGTATGAGATTTTAATTCTACGCCATTTTGCATTCTTTGAATTGTTGCAAAGCCACTTAGTACAAGACCTGGATTAGATTGTATGATTATGTTATTTAATCTACTGTATATTTTTTCTTGTATTGGATAAGACTTTATATTAAAGTTTTTATCTTCCCAGTTTTGTGTTATTTCAAACTTACCCTCAGCTACAAGATTTTCAACATCGTCTCTACCAAATTTTTCCATACAAAATGTTTTTAAATTAGAGATATACTCAATCTTCCAATCATCCTCATTTATTGAGTTAATTATATCTTTTATAGATTGAATCTCTTCTTCTGATAGATAGTTTTCAACCAATAAAATATCTTGATATATTTCTTTTACACTAAAGCCATTATTAATTAGCTCATCATGTAAAAAAGCTGACATTTTATCCAAGCTCCTCTATTTTATACTTATTACCATCTTTATCTATTTTATACCCTTCCTTAAGAAGCTCTTGCCACTCTGCCTTTTCTTTCTTCTGAGCCTCACGAATTTTTTCCATTTCTTCTGCCCAAGCTTTTCTAGTTTCTTCAGGATATGCGGACTCTTCTCTATCGTCCCAAAATGAACCCAAAGTATATCTTGTTCCTTTAGTAATCATTGTAACTTCATGCATATTTTTAAATCCGCCATCAAAAGCTGCGAGCATTCCCACTTTTGGCTGTATTTCAACTTCTCTATCTGGAAACCTTAACAAACCGCCTTCAAAATCATCATTTAAATATAAAAATGCTGCATAACGACTTCTTGCAAATGGTCCAGAATTTCCATGTTCATCAGTATTATCTGAGTGTATTCTTGCATATGCCCCTGGTTCCCATTTTTGAGTATGATATCCAATCTGAACCACTGTTTCTGGGTCAATATCATGAACAGATGCTACTGCATTGATAAAACCTTTTCTTATATCAGAAAATGCTGTTGATGGCAATCCAACTTCTTCTATCTCTGGATCTCCATCTTGGGGCAATACAGAAGAATAGGACTCATAAAAAGATATAGGAGTCCATTCAAGCTTAGCAGATCCTGCCTGCTTTTCTATTGCTTCTATAACTTTTTGTGACTCTTCTGGTGTTAAAAAATTTTCATATACAACTAGGTCTTCATTTATTCTTTTTTTATTAGAAAGATTCATTGTATTCTTATTCCCCCTTCTATCTCTGTTCTTTGTGGATGCTCCATTCTAAACTTTTCTTCTAGCTCTGGTTGCATTGCAGCCCACATCTCTTTACCATACTCTTTTTCTTTTGCATACCACTCATCTGTGCCCTTTTGATATTTTTGCCAATACATTCTTGATAAATATTTATTCTTATTATATGATGGCATAACTCCATGAAGATATGGCATTCCATCTTCTGTAAGATAGTCTGGATGACCTGATGGGAAAACAAGAAGATCTCCTGCCTCTGGCTTATATTTTACAAGCTTATCCCCCATTGCAAAATCAATTTCGCCACCTTCGTAGTCATCATTAAAATATATTGTGCAAGTTATAATAAACTTATATCCTGGACGAGATGCCTGCTCTCTCATATAGTCTGAATGATATCTCATTCCAACTTTTTGATCTTCATTGCTTACGTGGTATTTTCCTATTGTTCCACCAGTCCAACGCCAAAGAGGAACTTCGTTCCCATCATCATCTGTAATTTTTGCATCTAAGTCTACATCAATATTATGTTTTTTTATGTAGTCAGCTGTTACTAAATGAAAATTTTTCATCATCTCTATAGCAAAATCTTTTTGATCTTGCTGAACTTGTGTTTTTGCTTCTACATTTTCTATATTTCCATATTTATCTGCCATTGAAAATCCAGGAATAATTGGATTTAGATATTCTCCAAAAATACTCCATTGTGTCCAAGGACTAAATAGCCTATCCTCTGTTTCTACCAAAGAGTCTGTTAAAATTTTATAAGATTTTGCAATATCTTTAAAAATATTTTTATATACAACAATATTAGGATATATCTCTATTGATTCAAAGCTGTCTGTCATGGTTGTTTTTCTCCAGTATGTTCTTTAATTGTCCAGAAAAATGGGCATGTATATCTTATGCCATTTTTTATTTCACTAACACCATGAATAAAGTTTTTATCTCCTGGGAAAAAATATGCAGCTCCACGTTTAGGTTTAAATTGAACTCCTTGATTTGGAAAATATAGTTCTCCACCCTCATAGTCATCATTTAAATAAAATAAACTTGCAAGATCATACCATGGAAAGTCGTTTGGTTTTCCAGCATCTGGGCCATCGTGTAGTTCTTTGTCTGCATGAGGTCGCTGAAGCTGACCTGGCAACCAACGAACAATGGTTTGACCTGTTGGCTCAGCTTTAACATTATAGAATGTTTCTATGATTGGCTTTAATCTTTCAACAAGATTAACAATTATTGGAACAATTTTTGGATCATTCTTATCAAGTGATGGTGCGCTGGCAACTCTATCTTTCCAGTAACTAGAATCATAAATCACTGTTCCATTTTCATTAACATGGTCTTCTGTGACATCCCATATAGTAATATTTCTTGCTGCATTGTCTAAAAAATCAATCTCTTCTTCTGTCATAAAGTTTTCTAATTCAATAATCATATCTTTGCTATCCCCAAAAAATCCAGAAGGAGTTATAGATTTTGGGGCATATAAGTGAATATCTTTATTAGTTATGTCCATAATATGATTATACCATCCCGTTTCCTTGATATTTTCTATTATCTTTAACAGAAAGTCTTAATACTTTTGTTTCATGCTGTCCTATAGACTCACCTTTTTCATTTACAGCATCCCTATACCAGTCAGTCCATTTACCGCTTTTATTAACTTCTTGAGCTGCCTCACCGTAAGACTGATGAGCCTTTTGTCTTAGACTGCCTGGATCAGCATAGTCATATACCTCAATAGAGGTATTATCTAACATTGTTAATGATACAGGAATTATTGTTGCTACTGGAGTTCCAGCTTTAATTGTTATTTCTTTATTTGGCACTCTTGCCTTTATTGCTAGAGGATAGTCATTATCGTAAAAAGATGTACTTATTAAAGAAGACATAGTTTCAAAATCTTCATTAAAATAATTTACAGGATTAATAGTTAACATACTAATATTTTGCTCTGTTCTAAATACTAAGCCAGTCATAAAACTTATTGTTGACTGACCTCTTCCAGTATAGACAAAGTTTTGACCACTAAGTATTTTAACATTTTCTCCAGAAGTATCGTTGATACCATTCCAAATAAAAGTAATATCTTCTTCGCAGAATAGATTCCACCCAACCATATTTGCCTGAGTTACTGGAAAACATCTATAGGCATGTTTTTCTGGAGTTACATCCATCCAATCTCTTTTTATTGACATTGGAGCAATGTTAACTTTACAATTTGGAATTCTTTCAACTGATATATTTAACATTAGTCTTCGTCTGGCCTATACATTTCTGGAGTATGAAACTTTTTATTGTAGTCTAACATTGTCACAATAGAATATTTTGTTCCAGAGTGCACTGGCATTGCACGATGAGGATACATATAGTTTGATGGAAATATGTACAAATCTCCTGCCTTTGGCTTTATGTTCATATCTTGTAGTCTAAAGTATAGCTCGCCACCTTCATAATCATCATTTGGATATGCTACCAAAGACACTGTACAGTTATAAGAAAATCCATGATCATGGTGCTCTTGAAAGTGTTGTCCTGGACCATACTTAATAAAATTAAATGCTTCCCAGTATTTTAAGTCCATGATATTAAAATCTTTTCTATAGTCCTCAACTGCTGGAAACTGGGCATCGTATACATCTTGCCATAGTTCTTGCAAAGCAATTCCATCTGGACTTTTATCATTAATAATATTTTCTTTTTTATATTTAAAGTCAACACAGTCTCTATAGTCTGGCATTAATTCTTGATATCCTACATAGGCTGGCTGCCATGAATACCTATTTCCAGAATTGACTGGTGAAAGAGTTTTCTCTAGTCTTTCAATAACGTTAAGCTCTTTTTTAATAACATTTCTATAGACAACAATTCCCTGTCCAAGATTTTCTTTTTCTGTCCAAGTTTTCATTTTTATCCCCTTACTTGTATTCTCTTCTAGTCCAAACATTTTTAATATATACCCCACCGTCTGGGACTCTATATTTTTTCATATTTTCCATCATTTTATCATAAATTTGGTTTTGATTAAGAAACTCAATTTCACTTTCCCAGTTTTCCCTTTGAAATGGAAGAAGTTGCATATATGGTGTTCCAGCTGGAATAGTTCCCTCATATCCGTCAACTATAAAAAATGGAAAGGTTCCAGATAAATAAACTTTATCATTGTCTACTATTCCTGTTGTATTTAAAAATGGTAAATCAAATCTATTCATTGGTGTCATATAAATAACACTATAGCCATCTGGAACTTCAATACCCCAGTCTGGTTGCCAAGCAAAGTGATCTTTATAGTATCCTATAGGATGTTGAAACTGTGGCATAGGTGGTCTTTTAGATACAAAATCTTTATACTTTATATCAACTATCTCAACATCTATTTTTCCATTTTTATCTTTAAAAAATTTTATATCACATGGAGTTTTAAGAACATAGCCAGTTGAAAATGAATCCATAATTGCTGGACATGCTTTCCATGTTGGAATTTTTCCGAAATCATCTACTGTGCCTTCTTTTGGAAAAGGACAAATAGCTTTTGGTGCCTTATAATATTCTCCACTGGGCATTTTTGCAAATCTGTCTGCTTCTTTATACCACTTAGGCATAACTGAATGTGTGCTAGTTGGTACCGAAGTACTATCCTTATTTAACCAAGGTCTAGATGACCTAAATATTATTTTACTTAGCTTCATCGTTTATGGCCAAGCTCATTTATATCTGTCATAATTACAACTGCATATTTTGTTCCAGACTTCATTGGCAAAGAGGCATGTTCATAAATATAGTTAGAAGGAAATACTGCAATATCTCCAACTTTTGGCTTATGAACATAGCTATTTAACCTTGGAAATTCAATTTCTCCACCCTCATAGTCATCATTAATATATATAACAGCGGACACTGTGCAGTTATAGGCTGGACCATGATCTGCATGTACCCTAAAGTGTTTTCCTTCACCTTCATACTTTACAAAGTTAAAAGCTTCATAGTACACAACATTAATTCCCCAATATCTAGCATAATCGTCTATACAGTATTTTAATTTTTCATAAATTTCATTGTGAAGATCAATTAGTGGACCATTAATTTCATCTCTTGGTCCTAAGTTTTCTGGCTTATACTTAAAATCAACACAATCTCTAGCCTTTTTAATTGGTGTTGCAGAGTTTGTTACTTGTGCTTCTGACCACTTATATCTTTTTGTGCCATCTAAATTAGACTCTAAAGTATTTATATACCTATTAGCATCATCTTTTGAAAAAACATTTTGGTAAATATTTAATCCTAGACCAGGGTTTGATACAGTTATATTGTTACCAGCAGGTCTATCTGGCATACGATTAGTAACTGTTTCTGACCTATCTTTATTAAACCATGCATCTTGTGGATCTTCATACTGACTCATGTTGCTCCCCCATGTTTATTTTAATTATAGCATATTGTTTGGATACTAGTATTTTATTTCAGGATCTTTTAAGACTATTTTCCATGGCTTTTCTAAAAATTTTTCACCATTAGGACCAATTCCATGCTTATATAGTTGTGGAAAATTATAGGGGTCCTCTTTTAAAATTTCATATCTTTTATTGCCATAACTATCCATATCTTGTTTTATTTTATTGTTATCTTCTAAAGAATAAATTTCTATATCAGTTGATTCAAGTAAATTTTTTGGATAAATAGTAAAAAATGCAATTGGCATTCCTTTTGGAAAAACTATTTCTTTATTTGGATTAGTTATTTTCCAGGACATTGTAAGTGCTTGATAATTATAATAGTCAGACCTCCACACAAAACTTAGTGGATATGCATCTTCAAATATATAATTTGGAGGTCCTGAGAAAATTAAATAGTGATCTGGATCTGTTTCAGCAAATAAGTTTAAATAAAATGTAATCTGCCCTACACCAGAATCATTTATAGCAAGAACGTCTTCGTTATATCTTGACCCCTCCAATATTTCAACATGAGAGTTGTCTTCTCCATCAATGCCTTCCCACTTACCATCCCATTTAACCTTAACATCTTGAGGCAGCCTTATTTCCCAACCATGTATTGTTGCATGAGTTAGTGGTGGACACAAATATGCAATTTTATTATAGGTTTTATCCATCCAGTCTCTTTTTAATTTTGACTGCTGTATATTAGGGTAGTCAGAATCTATATTTGTTTTCCAAAATTTTATTTTTGGTGACAAGATTTATTCTACCTTGCCCCATTTGCCCATAGGGCATTCTGCATTTGCTAATTTTGTTTTAAGATTCATAAAGCAACCACACTTAAGACACTGTTTTGTTGCTTGAAGTAGTTCTGGACAACCATTGCAAATATTCATTCTTTGATTAACGATATTTTCATCATCAACTAATCTTTCTGGATCTAAAAGATGCCATGGTCTGGAATCTCCTAAATTTTTTTTCCATTCGCTCCATTTAGACATCTTGAATATCTCCTAGTTTAGTAAACTTGTTTCCATCCCAGATATCTCCTAAGTTTGTTCCTGGATGATCTGTTCCGTCTACAACAATTACTTTGCTTTCTATTGCGTGTTCATATCTTATTTCTTTTTCAGACCCTATATTAATAAAAATAATTCCATAAATTTTATTATCTGATATTACACAAAAAATTCTATCAGTGAAAACTGTAGAGTGATCAAATTCTCCTTCTACTGGAATAAACTCTCCATTAGACAATGTTGCACCGACTGTTAAATTTTTCATGCCAGTGCATTCCATGACATAGTTAGGCTGACTTGCTGCTAAAGACCATCTATTAACACCTTCTTCATAGCTGGACTCTAGCATGACGTAATCAAAAACTTCATACTTTCCTAATCCGTCTTCTATTTCAACGGCAATTAGATATTTTTTCATTTTACCCCACTTTGTTTTCTCTTAAATCATATCAAAGTTTTTTATATTTGTCAAACTTAGACTGCGCCACAGAAACCACAGTTACAGCTTGGTCTTGTTGGTGGGCATGGTGGTCTACATGGTGGACAGAATGATGGTGGGAAGAACGGTGGGAAGAATGGGAAGAATGGTGGGAAGAACGGCGGGAAGAACGGGAAGAATGGGAAGAACGGTGGAAAGAATGGTCCAAACGCTGGAAAGAATGGAGGGAAAAATGGTGGTGTAACGGCATTAGATGCAGCAGATGAATCAGATGTAGCAATTACAGTTGCACCTTCTAAGTTTCTTAAGGTTACAGAAAATGTGTATGCTGTTCCATTTGTTAATCCAGTAACAGTAATTGGAGATGATGATCCAGTTGCAGTAATTCCACCTGGAGACGATGTAACAACATATTGAGTACCAGCTGGCTTTCCAAGATATGCTGGAGCGGTAAAAGTAACGGTTACAGAACCAGTAGTTGCATTTACTACCTGATTTACTGTTGCGGTTCCAATAGTTGGGGTTCCTGGCTTGCGTCCCCCAGATGATCCGCTGGCACCTTTGATTTTTACCATTTGCCTACCTTTACAAGCTTTTTAGCTTTTACGCTATCTGTAATTATATACTATTTTTTTAACAAAATTATGAAACACAAACAAGTATAGATTTAACAGTGATTATTGAATCATTATCAGTCCTAATTTCGGGGTATATGCCAGAGGCTTGGGCAATATAAGAGTCAACCACAACCTTATGTTCTAAAGAAATATCATAAGAAAACTGGTATTTTAATATACCTGCATAACTAGTTGGATAGTTATTGCTATTTTCAATATATGACCTATACCATAGTTCTGTATTATTTTGTAGGGTAGTTATTTCAATATTATAACAAATATCAAGTATAGACCCTACTTTAATTCCTCTAAGATTTATTTTTTGTGCAGAGTCAATCCATAGCGAGGCTAAATTTTCAGTTGGTAAAAATTTTTCAATAGTGTTTTTACCTTTAGGTTGTATTTTTAATCTAACCCACCCGTCTAAGCCTCTTTGAGCACCTAAATTTATTATTTCTTTTTCATGATTGTAATAAAGTCCCCACCCAATATTTTGTCCTGATGGAGATAAGATACTAACTCCATCTTTACCGTCTTTACCATCTTTGCCATTTTTTCCAGGATCTCCCTTTAGACCTTGTGGCCCCGCTGGTCCTGCTGGACCTGTCTCACCTTTAGGACCTTGAATACCCTGAGGTCCCTGCGGTCCTGGAACAGCAACATATGCGGTTTCTATAGTTTGATTTACTGGTTGTTCTTCTATTGTTACTTCAGAATATTTTTTTCTTTTTGCTGCATCTGGAAAGTTCATGCTTTTAGCCATGATAACTTTCCTATTTCTTTACCTTAAATACCTTATTTCCAATTTTAATAATTGGAGGTAAGCCCTTTTTAGGATCGGAAACCTTTATTACCGCCATTATAAGCTACCTCCTGGAGAAACATCGCCAATTACACATATAGATCCAATTACTGGGGTCCATGTTGTTAAATCTTCTTGTCCTCCAGAATATGTATCTCCTGGAATTGTTACTTGAAGATCAAAAGGTATTTCAGCAACAACAGTTTTATACCCTGCTCCCCAGTTTGCACTTAATTCTGCTGTCACAACTATTTCTGCATAACCACTACCAGCAACTACTGGAAGGTCATCTAAAATATCGCCTGATGGGTCATATGCTGTAGCAATATACTCCCAGTCTGATGTATCAAAATAAGTCACTTCATCATCATCAAAAAATTCAATTTTTAGATTTGCGCTATCTCCACGAACTACACGCCATTGAACATTGGCTGGATCCGCTCCATGTTTTTCAATATTAGATACGCACATAGTGAGATTATACCATTCTATAAGGCTGGTCACTCTAGGGGGCAGTGGGGGTGGGTAGAGAGCAACCTAGAGTGCCAGCTCTCAAATTATAACATTTATTTATTATAAAAAGGATAAAACGGACAAATCTTTTTAAAGCCAGGGTATAAAGGTAATTGTTATAAAACTGTTATAAAGAAAAGCCTTTAAAAACTTGACAAGCCAGGAATTGATGTGTATAATTTAAATATATATAAAAGAAAAGAATATAATATATATTAAATATATTTATATATTATATATATTATATATTACTTACTATGATTTTTCAAATGGTCAATCATCATATCAAATAATTTATCCATTTTATCTTCAAGACGGGTAATTTGATCTTTCATACTAGATCCGCTATTTGGCTTTAATTCTGACACAACATCTTCAACATATCTTTTAATTATCCAGCGTACCCCAACTCCAACAACTGTAATAATTGACAAAACAGTTAAAATAAAACCTGCCCAATCTTGTGCTGACATAAAACAAATTATATCATTATTTGATATAAAATATTAGCCAACTTGGTTTACCGTCAAAATAATTGAAGGTACAGCTGGATGTAATGTTGGTCCAGATCCTATTGGTGCTTCATATTCCATAACAGTATGCTGACTATCTGAAGACCACATTAATTCATAATAATCTCCTGCAGCAGCATCTACAAATATATTCCATGCTGCAACATAGTATGGATTATTAGCAGTTACAGCA